AAATGATCAGTATCTGCTCTTGCTTTGTCGGTCATCGACACATGAGCAAAACGCTTTCTTTGCTCATCGGTCAAATATTCAAGAAGGAATTGCTTGAATCTAATCATTGAAAATACCTCTTATAATTAGGGTTCTTTTTTGCTGCTTCTCTTACTCTTTCATTTTTATCATTCAATGCTCTACTTAAATGTTCAGGATTTGCATTTGGATGGCTTGCTGCTGCTTCTCTTATAACATAATCTTCATCACTTAAAGCTTTATGTAAATGTTCAGCATTTGCGTTTGGATGATTTGCTGCTGCTGCTCTTACAAGAAATTCTTCGTCATTTAATGCTTTATGTAAATGTTCAGCATTTGCGTTTGGATGACCTGCTGCTGTTGCTCTTACAAGTAAATCTTCGTCATCTAATGCTTTATGTAAATGTTCAGCATTTGCATTTGGATGTTTTGCTGCTGCTTCTCTTATAACATAATCTTCATTACTTAAAGCTTTATGTAAATGTTCAGCGTTTGCATTTGGATGACTTGCTGCAGCTAATCTTACTTTCCAGTTTTCATCATTTAGCGCTTTATGTAGATGCTCAGCATTTGCATTTGGATGTTTTGCTGCAGCTTCTCTTATAATATAGTTTCTATCATTTAATGCTTTATGTAAATGTTCAGCATTTGCATTTCGATTTTTTACTGCGGCTTCTCTTATATAAACTCGTTCATCATTTAATGCCTTATGTAAATGTTCTGCATTTGCATTTGGATGACTTGCTGCTGCTACTTTTACAAAGAATTCTTCGTCATCTAATGCTTTGTGCAAATGTTCTGCGTTTGCATTTGGATGACTTGCTGCTGCTTTTCTTACAAGAACTTGTTCATCATTTAATGCTTTATGTAAATGTTCTGCATTCGCATTTATATGACTTGCTGCTGCTTTTCTTACAACAACTTGTTCATCATTTAATGCTTTATGTAAATGTTCAGCATTTGCATTTGGATGTTTAATTGCTGCAATTCTTACATTAGAATCTTTATTAGCTAAAGCTTTTGTAATATCTTCGTGTGTAGCTTTTGGATGTAGAATATGTTTTATACCATTGTGATTATATACTTCTGGATGTTTAACAAAAATATCGGGTTTGTATTCACCAGAAAGCTTTTTTGCTACTTCATGAGCGCTCTTTGTAAAAGCAGGATGTTTAATTCCATATTCAGAATCAATTGCATAAGCCACATGACCTTCTTTATTATGATGAGGTTGCAAAGTAGCACGATAAATTTCTTGACCGGTATGATCATGAACGCGATGAACAACAGTTCCGTGACGAATTTCGTGTTCTAAATAATGACGATTTGAACCAGTGTCTACGTTTTTACAACTTAATTGCGCCCATGAATGTCCTTTTGGATGATGTAGATCTGGTGCGCTATTTGTTTGACCTGCAACCTCGATACCACGAACAGTTGAAGTCTTGAATACATTACCTTTTTTCACTCCTTCTCTTGTCGAATCAGAAGCGAATGCATTCCTTAATTTTTCGTCTTTGATAAGACGTCCAATTTTAACATCTCGTCCATACTTATCTTTTATCAATCCACGGCGATAGTCATCGTGGTGAATTTCTTGACCAAGATGACGTTCAACAGCACGATGTACTTCACTCTTATGAAATTGATGACCGGCATCAGTTGAAATCTCACCATGAACTATATCATTGTTTTTACCAAAAAAGTGATCTGTGCTTGCACGTGCTTTGTCAGTCATCGACACATGAACAAAACGCTTTCTTTGCTCATCAGTTAAGTATTCAAGAAGAAATTGCTTGAATTTAATCATTGAAAATACCTCTTATAATTAGGGTTATTTTTTGCTGCTTCTCTTACTCTTTCATTTTCATCATTCAATGCTCTACGTAAATGTTCAGCATTTGCATTTGGATTTGATGCGGCAGCTTCTCTTATTTTCCATTCTTCATCATTCAATGCTTTATGTAAATGTTCAGCATTTGCATTTGAATGACTTGCTGCTGCTTCTCTCACAAATAATTCTTTATCATCTAATGCTTTGTGCAAATGTTCTTTATTAGCATTAGGATTTCTTGCTGCAAACACTCTTACATAAGAATGTTCATCACTTAAAGCTTTATGCAAATTTTCAGCATTTGCATTTGGATGACTTGCTGCTGCTACTCTTACAAATAATTCTTTGTCATTTAATGCTTTATGTAAATGTTCTGAATTCGCATTTTTATGTTTTGCAGCGACTAATCTTACAACCCAATGTTTGTCATTAAGTGCTTTATGTAGATGTTCTTCATTTGCATTTGGATGTCTAGCAGCTGCAATTCTTACACCTTTATTTTTATCATTGATTGCTTTATATAAATGTTCTGCAGTTGCGTTTGGATGATTGATTGCTGCAATTTTTACATCAGGATCTTTATCATTTAACGATTTTGAAATATCTTCATGAGTTGCGTTTGGATGTAAAATATGTTTAATATTATTGTCGTTATATACTTCTGGATGTTTTTTGAATACACCTGGTTTGTATTCACCAGACAACTTCTTTGCTACTTCATGAGCGTTCTTCGTAAAAGCAGGGTGTTTAATTCCATATTCTGAATCGACTACATAAGCAATATGGCCGTGTTCGTTATGATATGGTTGAAGAGTTGCACGATATATTTCTTGACCAGTATGATCATGAACTCGATGAACGACAGTTCCATGACGAATTTCGTGTTCTAAATAATGACTTTTTGAACCAGTGTCTACATTTTTACAACTCAATTGAGCCCATGAATGTCCTTTTGGATGATGTGGATCTGGTGCACTATTTGTTTGACCGGCAACTTCAATACCACGAACAGTTGAAGTCTTGAATACATTACCTTTTTTTACTCCTTCTCTTGTCGAATCAGAAGCAAACGCATTCCTTAATTTCTCGTCTTTGATCAAACGTCCAATTTTAACATCTCGACCGTATTTGTCTTTTATGATTCCACGTCGATAATCATCATGATGAATTTCTTGACCAAGATGACGTTCAACAGCACGATGTACTTCACTCTTATGAAATTGATGACCAGCATCAGTTGAAATCTCACCATGAACTATATCATTATCTTTACCAAAAAAGTGATCTGTGTCTGCACGTGCTTTATCAGTCATTGATACATGAGCAAAACGCATTCTTTGCTCATCAGTTAAGTATTCAAGAAGGAATTGCTTGAATCTAATCATTGAAAATACCTTTTATAGTTAGGATTCTTTTTTACTGCTTCTCTTACTCTTTTATTTTTATCATCTAACGCTTTACGTAAATGTTCTGCATTTGCGTTTGGATTAGTTGCGGCGCTTTTTCTTACATCCCAGTTTTTATCATTCAATGCTTTATGCAAATGTTCAGCATTTGCATTTCGATGACTTGCTGCTGCTTTTCTTACAAAATGATTTTTATCATTCAATGCTTTGTGTAGATGTTCTGCGTTTGCATTTCGATGACTTGCTGCTGCTTTTCTTACATAGATATCTTCATCATTCAATGCTTTATGTAAATGTTCTGTGTTTGCATTTGGATGACTTGCTGCAAATTTTCTTACAAAGTCATCTTCATCATTCAACGCTTTGTGTAAATGTTCAGCATTTGCATTAGGATTTCTTACTGCAAACTCTCTTACATAAGGATGTTCATCACTTAAGGCTTTATGCAAGTTTTCAGCATTTGCATTTGGATGACTTGCTGCTTCTTTTCTTACATAGATATCTTCATCATTCAATGCTTTATGTAAATGTTCTGCGTTTGCATTTGGATGACTTGCTGCAGCCTTTCTTACAAGGAAATCTTTATCATTCAACACTTTGTGCAAATGTTCTGCAGTTGCATTTAGATGAATTGCTGCTGCTAATCTTACAATCCAATCTTTGTCATTAAGTGCTTTATGTAAATGTTCTGCATTTGCGTTTGGATGCAAAATATGACTAATATCATTGTCATTATATACTTCTGGGTGTTTAACAAAAATACCAGGTTTGTATTCACCAGAAAGCTTTTTTGCTACTTCATGAGCACTTTTTGTAAAAATGGGATTCTTGATTCCATATTCTGAATCCACAGCATAAGCTATATCACCTCGTTCATTATGATGAGGCTGTAAAGTAGCACGGTAGATTTCTTGACCGGCATGATCATGAACACGATGAACAACAGTTCCGTGACGAATTTCATTTTCTAAATAATTTTTATTTAAACCGTTATCTACATTTTTACAACTCAATTGAGCCCAAGAATGTCCTTTTGGATGATGTGGATCTGGTTTACTATTTGTTTGACCTGCAACTTCGATACCACGAACCGTTGAAGTCTTGAATATATTACCTTTTCTTGATCCTTCTCTTGTCGGATCAGAAGCAAATGCGTTTCTTAATTTTTCATCTTTGATAAGTCTACCGATCTTCACTTCTCGACCATACTTATCTTTTATCAATCCACGGCGATAATCATCATAATGAATTTCTTGACCAAGATGTCTTTCTACAGCACGATGAACTTCACTCTTGTGTTCATGATGTCCTGCATCAGTTGAAATTTCACCATGAACTATATCATTATCTTTACCAAAAAAGTGATCTGTCCATGCACGTGCTTTGTCAGTCATCGACACATCAGCAAAACGTTTTCTTTGCTCATCAGTCAAGTATTCAAGAAGGAATTGTTTGAATTTAATCATTGAAAATACCTTTTATAGTTAGGGTTCTGTTTTGCTGCTTCTCTTACTTCTTTATACTTATCTCTCAATGCTTTGTGAAAATGCTCAGCATTCGCATTTGGATTTGATGCAGCAGCTTTTCTTATTTCCCATTCTTTGTCATTCAATGCTTTATGTAGATGCTCAGCATTTGCATTTGGATGTTTTGCTGCAGCTTCTCTTACTTTCCAGTTTTCATCATTTAGTGCTTTATGTAGATGTTCTACGTTTGCATTTGGATGATTTGCTGCCTCTTCTCTTACATAATGATGTTTATCATTTAGCGCTTTATGTAAATGCTGTGCATTTACATTTGGATTACCTGCTGCTGCTACTCTTACAAAGATATCTTCATCATTTAGTGCTTTATGTAAATGCTCAGCATTTGCATTTGGATGTTTTGCTGCAGATATTCTTACCTCCCAGTTTTCATCATTCAATGCTTTGTGCAGATGTTCAGCATTTACATTTGGATGTTTTGCGGCAGCTTCTCTTACATAGATATTTTCATCATTCAATGCTTTGTGTAGATGTTCAGCATTTGCATTTGGATGTTTTGCTGCAGATATTCTTACCTCCCAGTTTTCATCATTCAATGCTTTGTGCAGATGTTCAGCATTTACATTTGGATGTTTTGCGGCTGCTTTTCTTACAAAAAATTGTTTATCATTTAATGCTTTATGTAAATGTTCAGCATTTGCGCTTGGATGCAAAATACATCTAATATCATTTTCATTATAAACATCTGGATGTTTAAAGAAAACACCAGGCTTATATTCACCAGATAATTTATTTGCTACCTGATAAGCACTCTTTCTAAATGCAGGATTTTTGATTCCATATTCAGAATCAACTACATAAGCCACATGACCTTTTTTATTATGATAAGGCTGTAAAGTAGCGCGATAGATTTCTTGTCCTGTATGATCATGAACACGATGAACTACAGTACCACGACGGATTTCATTTTCTAAATAATGTTTATTTGAACCGGTATCTACATTTTTACAACTCAGTTGAGCCCATGAATGACCCTTTGGATGATGAGGATCTGGTGCACTGTTTGACTGACCAGCAACTTCGATACCACGAACAGTTGATGTTTTGAACACGCCTGTTTTTCTTGATCCTTCTCTTGTCGAATCAGAAGCAAATGCATTCCTTAATTTTTCATCTTTGATAAGACGTCCAATTTTAACATCTCGACCATACTTATCTTTTATCAATCCACGGCGATAGTCATCGTAATGAATTTCTTGACCAAGATGTCTTTCTACAGCACGATGTACTTCGCTCTTGTGTTCATGATGACTTGCGTCATGTGCAATTTCTCCATGAACAATATCATTTCCTTTTCCAAAGAAATGATCTGTGTCAGCACGAGCCTTTTTGGTCATTTTTACACGAGCAAACCTCTTTCGCTGTTCATCAGTCAAATATTCAAGAAGAAATTGCTTGAATCTAATCATTGAAAATACTTTTTGTAGTTAGGATTATCTTTTGCTGCTTCTCTTACTTCTTCATTCTCATCATTCAATGCTTTGTGTAGATGTTCTGCGTTTGCATTTGAATGAATTGCTGCAGCCATTCTTACTTCCGAATGTTCATCATTCAACGCTTTATGTATATGTTCTGCAGTTGCGTTTGGATGTTTTGCAGCAGTATATCTCACTAACCATTCTTTATCATTCAATGCTTTATGTAAATGTTCTACATTTGCTTTTGGATGTTTTGCTGCCGCTTTTCTTACAAAGATATCTTTATCATTCAACGCTTTGTGCAAATGTTCTGCATTTGCATTTGGATGACTTGCGGCAATTTTTCTTACTTCAAAATTTTTATCATTCAATGCTTTATGCAAGTTTTCAGCATTTGCATTTGGATGACTTGCTGCTGCTTTTCTTACTTCCAAATGTTTATCATTCAATGCTTTATGCAAGTTTTCAGCATTTGCATTTGGATTTTTTGCTGCAGCTTTTCTTACTTCCAAATATTTATCATTTAATGCTTTATTTAGGTGTTCTGCATTTGCATTTGGATTTTTTGCTGCAGCTTTTCTTACAAAAAAGCTAATTTTATCATTCAATGCTTTATGCAAGTTTTCAGCATTTGCATTTGGATGACTTGCTGCTGCTTTTCTTATTTCAAAATGTTCATCATTCAATGCTTTATGCAAGTTTTCAGCATTTGCATTTGGATTTCTTGCTGCAGCCATTCTTACTTCAAAATGTACATCATTCAATGCTTTATGTAGATGTTCTGCAGTTGCGTTTGAATGACTTGCAGCAGCTTTTCTTATATGGACACTTTCATCATTTAATGCTTTGTGCAGATGTTCATCATTTAAATTTGGATGATTTACAGCAGCGTTTCTTACAAAGGGGTGTTCATCATTCAATGCTTTATGCAGATGTTCAGCATTTAAATTTGGATGACTTGCAGCAGCTTTTCTTACTTCCAAATTTTTATCATTTAATGCTTTATGTAGATGTTCTGCGTTTACATTTGGATGACTTGCTGCTGCTAATCTTACTTCCAAATTTTTATTATTTAATGCTTTATGTATGCGTTCTGCAGTTGCATTTGGATGTAAAATATATTTAATACCATTATCATTATAAACTTTTGGATGTTTTTTAAAAATACCAGATTTATATTCACCAGATAGTTTCTTTACTATTTCATGAGCGCTCTTTCTAAATGCAGGGTGTTTGATTCCGTGTTCTGAATCAACAGCATAGGCAACATGACCATATTTGTTATGATGTGGTTGCAATGTTGCTCGATAGATTTCTTGACCTGTATGATCATGAACTCTATGGACGACAGTTCCATGACAAATTTCGTGCTCTAAATAATGACGATTTGAACCGGTTTCTATATTTTTACAACTCAATTGAGCCCATGAATGTCCTTTTGGATGATGTAGATCTGGTGCACTGTTTGTCTGACCAGCAACCTCGATACCACGAACAGTTGTCGTCTTGAATGTATTACCTTTTCTTGATCCTTCACGAGTAGAATCTGAAGCAAATCTATTTCTTAATTTCTCGTCTTTGATCAGACGTCCGATCTTGACATCCCGTCCATATTTGTCTTTAATAATTCCACGACGATAATCTTCAGAATGAATTTCTTGACCAAGATGTCTTTCAACAGCACGATGTACTTCACTCTTGTGTTCTTGATGTCCTGCATCATGAGTAATTTCACCATGAACGATGTCGTTTTCTTTTCCAAAGAAATGATCCGTATCAGCTCGTGCTTTGTCGGTCATAGATACATGAGCAAAACGCTTTCTTTGTTCGTCGGTTAGATATTCGATAAGGAATTTTTTAAAAGTAATCATAGAAAATACCTCTTATAGTTTGGATTTTCCTTTGCAGCTTTTCTTATATAGTCATAATTATCATTTAATGCTCTTTCTAAATGTTCTTTATTAGCATTAGGATTTCTTGCTGCAAACTCTCTTACACAAGAATGTTTATCACTTAGTGCTTTGTGCAAATGTTCTGCATTTGCATTTGGATGTTTTGCTGCAGCTACTCTTACAAAGAATTCTTCGTCATCTAATGCTTTATGCAGGTGTTCTGCGTTTGCATTTGGATGTTTTGCTGCAGCTTCTCTTACTTTCCAGTTTTCATCATTTAGTGCTTTATGTAAATGTTCAGCATTTGCATTTGGATGACTTGCTGCTTCTTCTCTCACAGAGAATTCTTTGTCATTTAATGCTTTATGTAAATGTTCAGCATTTGCATTTGGATTTCTTGCTGCTGCTTTTCTTACATAGATATCTTCATCATTCAACGCTTTGTGCAAATGTTCGGGATTTGCATTTGCATGTTTTGCTGCAGCTTCTCTTACTTTCCAGTTTTCATCATTTAGTGCTTTATGTAGATGTTCTGCATTTGCATTTGGATGACTTGCTGCTGCTTTTCTTACAAAGAATTCTTCGTCATCTAATGCTTTATGTAAATGTTCATCATTTGCGCTTGGATGCAAAATACGTCTAATATCATTGTCATTATAAACATCTGGATGCTTAAAGAAAACACCAGGCTTATATTCACCAGATAGTTTCTTTGCTACTTCATGAGCGCTCCTTCTAAATGCAGGATTTTTGATTCCATTTTCAGAATCAACTGCATAAGCCACATGACCTTCTTCATTATGATGAGGTTGTAAAGTTGCACGATAGATTTCTTGTCCGGTATGATCATGAACGCGATGAACTACAGTGCCGTAACGAATTTCATTTTCTAAATAATTTTTATATGAACCAGTGTCTACATTTTTGCAACTTAATTCGGCCCAAGAATGACCTTTTGGATGATGTGGATCTGGTGCACTGTTTGACTGACCAGCAACTTCGATACCACGAACAGTACTTGTTTTAAATATGCTACCTTTTCTTGATCCTTCTCTTGTCGAATCAGAAGCAAATGCATCTCTTAATTTTTTATCTTTAATTAAACGCCCAATTTTAATATCTCGACCATACTTATCTTTTATCAATCCACGCCGATAATCATCATGATGAATTTCTTGACCAATATGACGTTCAACAGCGCGATGTACTTCACTCTTGTGTTCATGATGCCCTGCATCAATTGAAATTTCACCGTGAACTATATCATTGTCTTTGCCAAAGAAATGATCCGTATCAGCTCTTGCTTTTTTGCTCATTTTTATATGAGCAAAACGTTTTCTTTGTTCGTCAGTCAAGTATTCAAGAAGAAAATGTTTGAATCTAATCATTTAAAATATTTCCTATAATTTGGATTTTCCTTTGCAGCTTTTCTTACATAGTCGTAATTATCATTTAATGCTCTTTCTAAATGTTCTTTATTAGCATTAGGATTTCTTGCTGCAGACTCTCTTACATAAGTATGTTCATCACTTAAGGCTTTATGCAAGTTTTCAGCATTTGCATTTGGATGACTTGCTGCAGCTACTCTTACAAAGAATTCTTCGTCATCTAATGCTTTATGCAAATGTTCGGGATTTGCATTTGGATGTTTTGCTGCTGCTTCTCTTATAAGATAATATTCATCACTTAAAGCTTTATGCAAATTTTCAGCATTTGCATTTGGATTTTTTGCGGCTGCTAATTTTACAGACCAATATTGATCATTTAATGCTCTATTAAGATGTTCCGCATTTGCATTTGGGTGTTTTGCTGCAGCTTCTCTTATAATATAGTTTCTATCATTTAATGCTTTATGTAAATGTTCAGCATTTGCATTCAAATTTTCTACTGCTGCTAATCTTACACCGTGTTCTTTATCATCTAATCCTCTATGCAAATGTTCAGCTTTTGCATTTCGATTTTTTAATGCAGCTTCTCTTATATAAGCTCGTTCATCATTCAATGCTTTATGTAAATGTTCTGCGTTTGCATTTGGATGAATTGCTGCCGCTTTTCTTACGAGAACTTGTTCATCATTCAACGCTTTATGTAAGTGTTCAGCATTTGCATTTGGATGACTTGCTGCTGCTTCTCTCACAGAGAATTCTTTGTCATCTAATGCTTTGTGTAGATGTTCTGCGTTTGCATTTGGGTGTTTAATTGCTGCAATTCTTACATCAGAATCTTTATTAGCTAAAGCTTTTGTAATATCTTCATGTGTAGCATTTGGATGTAAAATATGTTTTATACCATTGTGATCATATACTTCTAGATGTTTAACAAAAATACCGGGTTTGTATTCACCAGAAAGCTTTTTTGCTACTTCATGAGCACTTCTTGTGAAGGCAAGGTTCTTGATTCCATATTCTGAATCCACAGCATAAGCTATATCACCGTGTTCATTATGATGAGGTTGTAAAGTTGCACGATAGATTTCTTGTCCTGTATGATCATGAACGCGATGAACAACAGTACCATGACGGATTTCATTTTCTAAATAATGTTTATTTGAACCATTATCTACATTTTTACAACTTAATTGTGCCCATGAGTGACCTTTTGGGTGATATGGATCTGGTTTACTATTTGTTTGACCTGCAACTTCGATGCCACGAACAGTGCTTGTTTTAAATATGCTGCCTTTTCTTGATCCTTCTCTTGTAGAATCAGAAGCAAATGCATTCCTTAATTTTTCATCTTTGATAAGTCGACCAATCTTGACGTCTCGACCATATTTGTCTTTTATGATTCCACGTCGATAATCATCATGATGAATTTCTTGACCAAGATGTCTTTCTACAGCACGATGTACTTCACTCTTATGAAATTGATGACCAGCATCAGTTGAGATCTCACCATGAACTATATCATTGTTTTTACCAAAAAAGTGATCTGTGCTTGTACGTGCTTTGTCAGTCATCGACACATGAGCAAATCGTTTTCTTTGCTCATCAGTTAAGTATTCAAGAAGAAAATGTTTAAATCTAATCATTGAAAATACCTTTTATAATTTGTATTTTCTTTTGCAGCTTTTTTTACTCTTTCATCTTCATCATTTAATGCTTTATGTAAATGTTCAGCATTTGCATTTGGATTTGATGCGGCAGCAGCTCTTACGTTCGTGTTATAATCATTTAACGCTTTATGCAGATGTTCAGCATTTGCATTTCGGTGTTTTGCGGCAGCTTCTCTTACAATCCAATGTTCATCATTTAATGCTTTATGTAAATGTTCAGCATTTGCATTTGGATTTCTAATTGCCGCTCTTCTGACATTATAATTTTTATCATTTAAAGCTTTATGCAGGTGTTCTGCATTTGCATTTGGATGGCTTGCTGCTTCTTCTCTCACAGAGATTTCTTCGTCATATAATGCTCTATGTAAATGTTCTGCATTTGCATTTGGATGACTTGCTGCAGCTTTTCTTACATAGTAATGATTATCATTTAATGCTTTATGTAGATGTTCAGCATTTGCATTTGGATGGCTTGCTGCTGCGCTTCTTACAATCAAATATTTATCATTTAAAGCTTTATGCAAGTGTTTATCATTTACATTTGGATGATAGATTGCTGCAGTTCTAACATTAAAATTTTCATCATTTAACTCTCTTAAAATGTCTTCATGTGTAGCTTTTGGATGTAAAATATATTTTATACCATTATCGCTATATACTTCTGGATGTTTTCTGAATAAACCTGGTTTGTATTCACAAGAAAGCTTTTTTGCTACTTCATGAGCACTTCTTGTGAAGGCAGGGCTCTTGATTCCATATTCAGAATCAACTACATAAGCTACATGACCTTCTTCATTATGATGAGGTTGCAAAGTAGCACGATAGATTTCTTGACCGGTGTGATCATGAACACGATGAACGACTGTTCCGTGACGAATTTCATGTTCTAGAAATTTTTTGTTTTTTCCGGTGTCAATATTTTTACAACTTAATTGTGCCCAAGAGTGACCTTTTGGATGATGTGGATCTGGTGCGCTATTTGTCTGACCAGCAACCTCGATACCACGAACAGTTGTCGTCTTGAATGTATTACCTTTTCTTGATCCTTCACGAGTAGAATCTGAAGCAAATGCATTCCTTAATTTCTCGTCTTTGATCAAACGTCCAATTTTCACCTCTCGACCATACTTATCTTTTATCAATCCACGACGATAGTCATCGTGGTGAATTTCACGGCCAAGATGTCTTTCTACAGCACGATGAACTTCACTCTTATGAAATTGATGACCGGCATCAGTTGAAATTTCACCATGAACTATATCATTGCCTTTTCCAAAGAAATGATCTGTGTCGGCTCTTGCTTTATCAGTCATCGACACATGAGCAAAACGCTTTCTTTGCTCGTCAGTGAGATATTCAATAAGGAATTTTTTAAAAGTAATCATTTAAAATACCTTTTATAGTTTGGATTTTCTTTTGCAGCTTTTCTTACTCTTTCATTTTCATCATTCAATGCTCTTTCTAAATGATATTTATTAGCATTAGGATTTATTGCTGCTGCTTCTCTTACATAAGCATTTTCATCATTTAACGCTTTATGTAAATGTTCTGCGGTTGCATTTGAATGTCTTGCAGCAATTGATCTTACGGACCATTCTTTATCATTCAGTGCTTTGTGTAAATGTTCGTTGTTCATTTTAGGATGACTTGCAGCAGCTTGCCTTACAATTGTATTGTAATCATTTAATGCTTTATGTAAATGTTCTGAATTTATATTTGGATTATTAATTGCTTCAATTCTTGTTTCTGGATATATATTTCTTAATGCTTTATGTATATGTTCTGCAGTTGCTTTTGGATGTCTTGCAGCATATTCTCTTACATATGATTCTTCATCATCTAATGCTCTATCTAAATGATCTGCATTTGCATTTGGATTACTAATTGCTGCAATTCTGACATCAAAATGATCATCATCTAAAGCTTTATGCAGATGATCTGCAGTTGCATTTGGATGACTTGCAGCAGCTTTTCTTACTGAAGGTTCTTCGTCATATAATGCTCTATACAAATGTTCAGAGCTAACATTTGGATGATTAACTGCAGCAATTCTTAAATCGGGATCTCTATTAATTAGAGCACTTGAAATATGTTCATGAGTTGATTTTGGATGTAAAATATGTGTAACATTCCTATCATTGTATACTTTAGGATGTTTAATAAACACACCTGGTTTGTATTCACCAGAAAGCTTTTTTGCTATTTCATGAGCGCTTCTTGTGAAGGCAGGATTCTTGATTCCATATTCTGAATCTACAGCATAAGCTACATGGCCATGCTCGTTGTGATGAGGTTGTAAAGTAGCACGGTAGATTTCTTGACCGGTGTGATCATGAACACGATGAACGACTGTTCCATGGCGGATTTCATTTTCTAAATAGTGTTTTTTTGAACCAGTGTCTACGTTTTTACAACTTAATTCGCCCCATGAATGGCCTTTTGGATGATGTGGATCTGGTGCGCTATTTGTTTGACCGGCAACTTCAATACCACGAACCGTTGAAGTCTTGAATACATTACCTTTTCTTGATCCTTCTCTTGTCGAATCAGAAGCAAATGCGTTTCTTAATTTTTCGTCTTTGATAAGACGCCCAATTTTAACATCTCGACCATATTTGTCTTTAATAATTCCACGGCGATAGTCATCATGATGAATTTCACGACCAAGATGACGTTCAACAGCACGATGAACTTCGCTTTTGTGTTCTATATGTCCCGCATTAGTTGAAATCTCACCATGAACTATATCATTGCCTTTACCAAAGAAATGATCCGTATCAGCTCTTGCTTTGTCGGTTATTTTTACATGAGCAAAACGTTTTCGCTGTTCATCAGTCAAGTATTCGAGAAGAAATTGTTTGAATGAGATCATTAAGAAATTTCCTGTTCTTTATTAAAATCTATTTTTTTTTATCATAAGTAGAAAAAGAAATCAGTCAATACTTTAGCATGATTTGATGATTTTTTCTAAATTATTTATCATAAGTAGAAAAAAAATCAGTTAATGCTTTAGCATGACCCGATGAATTTGTTTAGAAAATAAGTTTGTAATACAAAAACACCGTCAGTTTTTTCTAACATCATTTTTTACCTTTTTCTTTTGAACCATAAGTTCTAGACGACAGACTTCAATGAAGCAGAAACATGAGTTCGTTAGAACTTAGGCGTTTTATGCTTTAGCATAATCGTTGGTTGACAAAAAAAAGTTGACATAACTTCCAAAGTTATATATAAGAATATTGTCAACAGAAATGGAGACTAAAATGTCTGTCGGTAAGTTCTCTCCTTCGATCTCTCACATTCCTGGTCTGAAAGAAATGGATTTCGAAGATTTTTGTTTCAATGCCTACGGCGAAGAACCCGCCGAGTGGAACTTGGAAATGAAAAACCGTGGAGAAGTCTTTGATGAAAAGACTATGTTCATGAACTACGATAAAGAAGGTTTTGACTTCTACGGTTATTCAGCCTTTAACATTGATGGCGACTATGTAGGGACTGGTAAAGGTATTGATCGTTACGGGTACACGGAATACGATTACATTGATGATTCGATCAGAGGCGGGACTCTTTACGAAGACCTTCAATACTATGGAGGTGAGGTTTTGAGTGAATTTAAAAGAAAAAGATAAAAAATAAAAGGATAATTAGATTAATTATCCATCTTTTTCTATTTCAACGTTTAACTCTTGTCAACCAACGATCGTGCTAAAGCATTGACCGTTTTTAAATATAAAAAGAGTTAGATATCAATATTTTATTGTTAACAAATATCTCTAAAAAAGAATCAATCTAAACTTTGAAAGGAGCATTTATTATGAATAGAAGAACACTTAAAACAAAAAGCTATATTGATGAATATAAAACAAACTATGTTTTGTCTTATCTCATCTCTCTTGGTATTAAAAATGAACAACAAATGAAACAAATTGCTTCATTAATTTTAGCTTCAAATATTGATTCTAATGTAAGAGATTCTGCAGAAGAACTTGCTTCTATGGAAATTGAAAAAATTAAAGAGTTTATTTTAAACAGTCATTAGTAATTATAGATGAAGATTGTTATGAATACTTTACATCTTTTTTTATTCTTTTCATTGCTTCATTTCTTACTTCTTCATGATCATCATTTAATGCTTTATGCAAATGTTCTACGTTTGCATTTGAATGTTTGACTGCAGCCAATCTGACTGTCCAGTCTTTATCATTTAAAGCTTTATGTAAATGATTTGTATCTGCGTTTGGGTGTCTTGCAGCATTCAATCTTACTGATACACTTTCATCATTCAATGCTTTATGTAGATGATTTGATGATGCTTTTGGGTGTTTTGCTGCAAAAATTCTAACGTGCAATTTTTTATCATTCAATGCTTTGTTTAAATGTTCGGCATTTGCATTTGGATTGCTTGCGGCAGCAGTTCTTACGTGTGTATCATGATCATTTAACGCTTTATGCAGATGTTCTGCAGTTGCATTTGGATGACTTGCTGCCGCTTCTCTTACAGAAAAATGTTCATCATTTAACGCTTTGTGCAAATGTTCTGCAGTTACATTTGGATGATTTACTGCAGCTAATCTCACAATATAATCTTTATCATTTAATGCTTTATGTATGTGTTCTGCAGTTGCATTTGGATGTAAAATATGCGTAATACCATTATCGTCATAAACGTCTGGATGTTTTTCAAACACACCAGGTTTATATTCACCGGATAACTTCTTTGCAATCTCGTGTGCACTCTTTGTAAAATCAGGATGCTTGATTCCATATTCTGAATCCACAGCATAAGCCACATGACCTTCTTCGTTGTGATGAGGTTGTAAAGTTGCACGGTAGATTTCTTGGCCTGTATGATCATGAACACGATGAACTACAGTTCCGTGACGAATTTCGTGTTTTAAAAAATTACTGTTTTTTCCATTATCTACATTTTTACAACTCAATTGAGCCCAAGAATGTCCTTTTGGATGATGTGGATCTGGTACACTGTTTGACTGACCAGCAACTTCGATACCACGAACAGTACTTGTTTTAAACATATTACCTTTTCTTGATCCTTCTCTTGTCGAATCAGAAGCAAATGCATTCCTTAATTTTTCGTCTTTGATCAAACGTCCAATTTTAACATCTCGACCATACTTATCTTTTATCAATCCACGACGATAGTCATCATGATGAATTTCTTGACCAAGATGTCTTTCTACAGCACGATGAACTTCACTCTTGTGTTCATGGTGCGCTGCATTAGTTGAAATTTCACCATGAACTATATCATTGTCTTTGCCAAAGAAATGATCTGTATCAGCTCGCGCTTTATCAGTCATTGACACATGAGCAAAACGTTTTCTTTGTTCGTCAGTTAGATATTCTAATAAAAATCTTTTGAATGAAATCATTGAAAAACTATTTTTATAATTATTCTTTTATATTTTAAATTTAATTATTTAAACCCTGTTTCGTTTATTTACATTCAAATTTTTTAATGCAGCAACTCTTACTCTAGCACTTTCATCATTTAATGCTTTCTGTAAATGTTCGGCTGTTGCATTTGGATGAGATGCTGCAGCTTCTCTTACATAAGGATCTTTATCATTTAAAGCTTTATGTAAATGTTCTGCATTTGCATTTGGATGACTTGCAGCAATTTCTCTTATTCCAAAATATTCATCATCTAGTGCCTTATGTAAATGTTCTGCATTTAAATTTGGATTATTTACTGCTGCTTCTCTTACAGACCATTCTTTATCACTCAGTGCTTTATGCAGATGTTCAGCATTCGCATTTAAATTAGATGCAGCTGCTTTTCTTACATAATCATAATCATCGTTTAATGCTTTATGAAGATGTTCAGCATTTGCATTTGGATGGCTTGCTGCAAATTTTCTAATATTAATATCTTTATCATTCAATGCTTTATGTAAGTGTTCGGCTGTTGCATTTGGATGTTTTGCTACTGCAGCTCTAACACTAACAGAAGGATCATTAATTGCTTTATCTAAATGTTTAATTGTTGCGTTTGGATTTCTTGCAGCTGCAGTTCTTATTACATGATCTTCATCATTAAGTGCTTTATTTAGATGTTCTGCTGTTACATTTGCATGACTTGCGGCAGCTTCTCTTACTTCCCAATGATCATCATTCAATGCTTTAAATAAATGCTCTGCATTTACATATGGATGATTAATTGCTGCTAATTTCATGTCTAAATTTTTATGATCTAATATTTTATGTAAATGTTCTGAAGTTGTATTTGTATGTAAAATTTTTGTAATACCATTATCATTGTATACTTTTGGATGTTTTTTGAATATACCTGGTTTGTATTCACCAGAAAGCTTTTTTGCTACTTCGTGAGCACTTTTTGTAAAGGCGGGGTGCTTGATTCCATATTCAGAATCAACTGCATAAGCTACATGACCTTCTTCGTTGTGATGAGGTTGTAAAGTTGCACGGTAGATTTCTTGGCCTGTATGATCATGAACACGATGAACAACAGTACCGTGACGGATTTCATTTTCTAAATAATTTTTATATGAACCAGTGTCTACATTTTTACAACTCAATTGAGCCCATGAATGACCTTTCGGGTGTTGTGGATTTGATGCACTATTTGTTTGACCGGCAACTTCGATACCACGAACCGTTGAAGTCTTAAACACAGTACCTTTTTTCGAACCTTCACGCGTAGTATCTGATGCAAATGCATCTCTTAATTTTTTATCTTTAATTAAACGTCCAATTTTAACATCTCGACCATATTTGTCTTTTATGATTCCACGGCGATAGTCATCATGATGAATTTCTTGACCAAGATGTCTTTCTACAGCACGATGAATTTCACTCTTGTGTTCATGATGGCCTGAATCAGCTGAAATCTCACCATGAACTATATCATTACCTTTACCAAAGAAATGATCTGTATCAGCTCGTGCTTTATCAGTCATCGACACATCAGCAAATCGTTTTCTTTGTTCGTCAGTCAAGTATTCAAGAAGGAATTGTTTGAATCTAATCATTGAAAATACCTTTTATAGTTTGGATTTTTCTTTGCAGCTTTTCTTACTCTTTCATTTTCATCATTCAATGCTCTTTCTAAATGATATTTATTAGCATTCGGATTTTTTGCTGCTGATTCTCTTACAATCCAATGTTCATCATTTAATGCTTTATGTAAATGTTCAGCATTTGCATTTGGATTGCTTGCGGCAGCAGCTCTTACTTGTGTGTTATGATCATTTAAAGCTTTATGTATGTGTTTTGCATTTGCATTTTGATTACTTGCAGCTGCTTCTCTTACAGGAAAATATTTATCGTTTAATGCTCTATTCAAATGTTCGGCATTTACATTTGGATTGTTTATTGCAGCATATTTTACAATATTAATTTTATCATTTAATGCTTTATGAAGGTGTTCGGCATTTGCATTTGGATGATTTGCTGCTGATTCTCTTACAATCCAATGTTCATCATTTAATGCTTTATGTAAATGTTCAGCATTTGCATTTGGATTGCTTGCGGCAGCAGCTCTTACGAGTGTGTTATGATCATTTAAAGCTTTATGCAAGTGTTCTGTATTTGCATTTTGATTACTTGCAGCTGCTTCTCTTACAGGAAAATCTTTATCATTCAATGCTTTATATAAATGTTCAGCATTTGCATTTAAATTAGATGCTGCAGCTTTTCTTACATAATAATGTCCATCATTTAATGCTTTATGTAAATGTTCGGCATTTACATTTGGATGACTTGCTGCTGCTTTTCTTACAATCCAATATTTATCATTTAAAGCTTTATGCAAGTGTTTATCATTTATATTTGGATGATTGATTGCTGCAATTTTAACATCAAAATTTTCATCATTTAACGCTCTTAAGATATCTTCGTGTGTAGCTTTTGGATGTATAATATGTTTTATACCATTATTATTATATACTTCTGGATGTTTTTTGAATATACCTGATTTGTATTCACCAGAAAGACTTTTTGCTACTTCATGAGCACTTTTTGTGAAAGCTGGATTTTTGATTCCATATTCTGAATCCACAGCATAAGCTACATGACCTTCTTCATTATGATGAGGTTGTAAAGTTGCACGGTAGATTTCTTGTCCTGTATGATCATGAACACGATGAACAACAGTACCATGACGAATCTCATGCCTCAGATAACTACGATTTGAACCAGTGTCAACATTCTTACAACTCAATTCGCCCCAAGAATGACCTTTTGGATGATGCGGATCTGGTGCACTGTTTGACTGACCCGCAACTTCAACTCCACGAACCGTTGATGTTTTGAACACACCTGTTTTTCTTGATCCTTCTCTTGTAGAATCAGAAGCGAATGCATTTCTTAATTTCTCGTCTTTAATCAAACGTCCAATTTTAACATCTCGTCCATATTTGTCTTTTATGATTCCACGACGATAATCATCGTGATGAATTTCTTGTCCAAGATGTCTTTCTACAGCACGATGCACTTCACTTTTATGTTCTATATGTCCCGCATTAGTTGAAATCTCACCATGAACTATATCATTACCTTTGCCAAAAAAGTGATCCGTATCGGCTCGTGCTTTTTTGCTCATTTTTATATGAGCAAAACGTTTTCTTTGTTCGTCAGTTAGATATTCAAGAAGAAATTGTTTGAACGTGATCATTAAAATATTTCCTATAATTTGGATTTTCCTTTGCAGCTTTTCTTACTCTTTCATTTTCATCATTCAATGCCTTATGTAAATGTTCTGCATTTACATTTGAATTATTTATAGCCGCGTATCTAACAAATTCATTATTATCATTTAAAGCTTTATGCAAATGTTCTGCATTTGCATTTGGATGACTTGCAGCTGCTTCTCTAACAACGAAGAAATTATCATGTAATGCTTTATGTAAATGCTCAGTATTTGCGTTTGGATTACTAGTCGCTGCTCTTCTAACAATATAATTTCGATCATTTAAAGCTTTATGCAAGTGTTCTGCATTTGCATTTTTATTACTTGCAGCTGCCATTCTTACTTCAAAATCTTTATCATTTAATGCTTTATGTAAATGATCTGACGATGCTTTTAAATGATAAGCTGCAATTTCTCTTACTCTTTTATCTTTGTCTTCTAATGCAGTTGAAATGTGTTCAGGTGTTATATTTGGATGTTGTATTGTTGCTATTCTTATATTTACATCTGAATGTTTTAATAATTTATGTAATGTTTCTTCTGTTGTGTCTGGATGCAAAATATATTTTTGACTATTATTATCATACACTTTTGCATGTTTAACAAAAATACCGGGTTTATATTCACCTGAAAGTTTTTTTGCTACTTTGTGAGAACTTCTTGTGAAAACAGGATGCTTGATTCCATATTCAGAATCCACGGAATAAGCTACGTCACCTCGTTCATTATGATGAGGCTGTAAAGTAGCACGATAAATTTCTTGACCGGTATGATCATGAATACGATGAACAACAGTTCCATGGCGAATTTCATTTTCTAAATAATACCTATTTGTTCCATCATCTACATTTTTACAACTCAACTGAGCCCATGAGTGACCTTTTGGATGATGTGGATCTGGTGCGCTATTTGTTTGACCAGCAACTTCGATACCACGAACAGTGCTTGTTTTAAATATGCTACCTTTTCTTGATCCTTCTCTTGTCGAATCAGAAGCAAATGCATCTCTTAATTTTTTATCTTTAATTAAACGTCCAATTTTAACATCTCGACCATATTTGTCTTTTATGATTCCACGACGATAATCATCATGATGAATTTCTTGACCAATATGACGTTCAACAGCGCGATGTACTTCACTCTTGTGTTCATGATGCCCTGCATCAATTGAAATTTCACCGTGAACTATATCATTGTCTTTGCCAAAGAAATGATCCGTATCAGCTCTTGCTTTATCAGTCATTGATATATGAGCAAAACTTTTTCTTTGTGCATCAGTCAAATATTCTAATAGAAATAGTTTAAATGAAATCATTTAAATTTTTCCTTATAATTTTTTTTAATTATTTGTTTTTATTACTTATTACTATTTACTAGATATTCTAGTGAAATTGTTTAAATGAATTCATTTTAATTCTGTCTTATGATTTAAATTCTCTTTTGCTGCTTTTCTTACTCTTTCATCTTCATCATTAAGTGCTTTATATAAATGTTCTACAGTTATATTTGGATGCCTTATAGCAATCCATCTTATTGGCCATTCTTTATCATTTAGTGCTCTATGCAAATGTTCAGCGTTTGCATTTGGATTTCTAATTGCTTCAATTCTTACATTATAATCTTTATCATCTAATGCTTTATGTAGATGTTCAGCGTTTGCATTTGGATGTTTTGCTGCAAGCATTCTTACATAATGACTTTTATCATTTAAAGCTTTATGAATATTTTCAGCATTTGCATTTTTATTTTTTATAGCAGCTTCTCTTATAAATTGATTTTTATCATTTAAAGCTTTTGAGATGTGTTCATGTGTTGCATTTTTATTCATAATTGCTGCTTTTTTTACATCAGGATCTTTATCATTTAATGCTTTATGCAAATGTTCTGAATTCACATTTTTATGTTTTACTGCGACTAATCTTACAACCCATTCTTTGTCATTCAATGCTTTATGTAGATGTTCTGAATTCAAATTTGGATGTCTAGCAGCTGCAATTCTTACACTATTATTTTTATCATTGAGTGCTTTATGTAAATGTTCTGCAGTTGCATTTGGATGATTGATTGCTGCAATTTTTACATCAGGATCTTTATCATTTAACGATTTTGAAATATCTTCATGAGTTGCGTTTGGATGTAAAATATGTTTAATATTATTGTCGTTATATACTTCTGGATGTTTTTTGAATACGCCTGGTTTATATTCACCAGAAAGCTTTTTTGCTATTTCATGAGCACTTCTTGTGAAAGCTGGATTTTTGATTCCATATTCAGAATCAACTAAATAAGCTACATGATTATGTTCGTTATGATAAGGCTGTAAAGTAGCACGGTAGATTTCTTGTCCTGTATGATCATGAACACGGTGAACAACAGTACCATGACGGATTTCATTTTCTAAATAATGTCTATTTGAACCGGTGTCTACGTTTTTGCAACTCAGCTGAGCCCAAGAGTGACCTTTTGGATGCTGTGGATCTGGTGCGCTGTTTGTTTGACCGGCAACTTCAATTCCTCTAACAGTTGATGTTTTAAATAAATTACCTTTTTTTACTCCTTCTCTCGTAGAATCAGATGCAAATGCATTTCTTAATTTTTCATCTTTGATTAGACGTCCAATTTTAACATCTCTTCCATACTTATCTTTTATGATACCTTTACGATAATCATCATGATTAATTTCTTGACCAAGATGTCTTTCAACAGCTTTATGAACTTCACTTTTATGTTCTATATGCCCCGCATCAGTTGAAATTTCACCGTGAACGATATCATTATCTTTTCCAAAGAAATGATCCGTGTCGGCTCGAGCTTTGTTGGTCATTTTTACGTGAGCAAATCGTTCTTTTTGTTTATCGGTAAGATATTCTAACAAAAATTTTTTAAAAGTTAACATAAAATATTCCTATATAATTTAATGCTTGAATATATTAATTACTATTTATAATAAAAAAAAGACTTATTCAAAATCAATCTATACATAGATTTTTAATATGATTGTTTATTAACACATTAAATAAAAAGTAGTTGACAATTATTTAAAATGTTGTATAATTAAATTACCGTTTGCAAAATAATATTATAATTATACTGTTATCAAAAATTAGTGAATTGATATATAAAACACATTTATTTAAAATGGAGAATCAACATGAAAAATGATCAGAAAAAACTTCCAAAAAAGAGAAATCCTTTTGTTCAACATTTAATGAATCGCCGTGGAGGAGGAATTCATCAAAAATCTAAAAAATCGATTCGTCAATTTGAAAAAATGCAATTGAAAAAAGAATATCTTGGCAAAGGAGCTGTTAAGAGCTATTTTGCCAAGATATTCTTTATTGACAAATAAATGTATTTTATATAATTAAATATTATATAAGTAAAAGGAGTTATAAATGGCTACTTTAAATAGTGGTTTTTCAATTGCTCGTGGTAGTAAAATAAGTGACGAAGATCGTACATTAATTGAAGAATATATTCGAACTAAAGGAATTAAAAAAATTTCACCGAGCAGCGTAAAAGGTAGCGAAATTTCTCGTGCAACTCGAGAAAATATTGTCATTGCAAAACGCGAATTTTATAAGATTTATAAAAAATCCAAGTGAAAGAGATTCAAAAATGTTGAAAGAACAATTTAAAATTCTTACACCTCGCGAACATATTCGAGCGCGCATTGGAATGTATATGGGATCTGCTTCTCAAGAAGAAGTCGATCGATTTGTATTGGGAACTTGGAAAAAAGTCGTCTATGTTCCTGCTCTTTCTAAAATGATTGATGAAATCATTGATAACTCAATTGATGAGGCTATTCGTACTGGTTTCAAATTTGCAAATAAAATTGACGTTTCAATTGATGGAGATAGTGTTACTGTAACAGATAATGGTCGTGGAATTCCTCAAGATGAAGTTTATGATACAATTACAAATGAAAAAATTCTTCGACCTGTAGCCGCATGGACGCGTGTCAATGCAGGAACTTCATTTGATAATGAGCGTGTAACTATTGGTTCGCACGGAGTGGGTTCTTCTGCTACAAATTTTCTTTCAAAAGAATTTATCGGTCGTACTTGGCAAAATGGAAATCTTATTGAAGTCCATTGCACTGAAGGCGGTTTGAAAACTCAAGTCAGAATGAAAAAACATAGTGGTTCTGGTACTGAAGTAACCTTTACTCCAGATTTTTCACTTTTTGAAGTGAAATCGTTGTCAGAACTCGATACAATTCAAATTGTCAAAGATCGTTTGATTAGCCTTCAAATGGCTTTTCCTGAAATTGTATTTTCTTTTAATAAAAAACGTATACAAATTAGAGATCTTAAACATTATGCTGAAATGTTTGTTCAAGAAGGCGCATCTGTTGTTATTGAAAAAACGGATAATCTTTCATTCTTTTTTGTTGCATCAAATGATGGTTTTCGTACAAATAGTTTCATTAATGGTGTGAATACTCGTCAGGGCGGAACTTATGTTGAATATATCGTAAATAATGTTGTTGATGAACTTTTGCATTTAATCAAAAAGAAACATAAAATTGATGTTGCAAAAAGCGTGATCAAAAATGGTCTTTCATTTATCATGTTTGCTCGTAATTTTGTTAATCCGAAGTTTGATAGTCAAACTAAAGAAAGATTAACAAATCCTGTAAGTAATATTCGTGAACATTATGAGAATTCAAAAGCTCATGATTTCAAGAATATTGCTCGTCGTATCTTTTCTGCAAATGATATAATTGAACCGATTATTGCTGCTCAACTTGCTAAAAAAATGGCAGATGAGCGCCGTGATGCTCTTATTGCTCAGAAAAAACTGAAAAAAATTAAAATTCCAAAGCACATTGCAGCAACTTCACCTGATGCTAGTTTGTCTCTTTGTGAGGGTGATTCGGCAAAAGGATTTTTCATTTCTGTTCGTGATCCTAAAAAACATGGAATTTATCCTCTTCGAGGTGTTGTTATGAATACTTGGGATATGAAACCTTCTGAGGTTTTGAAAAATAAAGAGCTCAGTGAAGTTATTGCTATTCTTGGTCTAGATATCAACAATCCGAATGATTTAAGTAATCTAACATATAAAAATATATGGACTCTTACCGACGCCGATGTAGATGGAAATAAAATTTCGACTCTTCTTATTGCATTTTTTTATAAGTTTTGGCCTAAACTTTTTGAAGAAAAAAGAGTTTCTATGTTGAAAACACCAATTATGATTGCATCTAAAGGTAAAGATACGAAGTGGTTTTATACTTATGAAGAAGCTGAAGAATTTAAGAAAGAACAATCAGGATATGAGATCCGTTATATAAAAGGACTTGGATTACTTACTGCTATTGAGTATGATAAAATCCTCAATGATCCAGTTCTCTATACAATTACGGTTGATGATGCTTCATATTTTCAAATGATGTTTGGAAATGATTCTACACCTCGTAAAGAATTTATGATGAAATGACCGACTTGACAAAATTTTTTGTATCAGATATAATAGAATCTGAAATGAAGGAGTTTTTTGTGCATTCTAAACTATATCCAATTTCACAACTAGCAAAAAACGAATGGCGTGAATTTGCTCTTTATACAGTAGAATCAAGAGCAATTCCTAATATGATTGATGGGCTTAAGCCTTCACAAAGATTTTATTTGTATTCTTCTATTAAGAATACACCAAAAGATTTTAAGAAAGTTGAATCGGTAGCCGGCGTTATCACTGATTATGGTTATAATCATGGAACAGGAAGTGCTGCTAATGCCGGTCAACTTATGGCAGCTACATGGAATAATAATATCTGTTTAGTAGAAGGAAGAGGTTCATTTGGAACTCGACTAGTTCAACAGCCTGCCGCAACAAGATACACTCAATCTCGTTTGCATCCTAATTTCAAAAAATATATTAAAGATATTGATCTTGCTCCTAAACACGAAGATCCAGAACACGAACCGCCTGCGTTTTATATTCCTGTAATTCCTCTTGTTCTTGCTAATGGTGCTAAGGGAATTGCTACGGGTTTTGCAACAAATATTCTTCCACGTGATCCTGAAGATCTTGTAAGAGCTTGTCGAGAATACATTGAAACTGGTAATATTAGCAAAAAAGTGAGAGTAAAATTTCCAGAGTTCAATGGAACTGTTACTTATAATCCAGAGGAAAATCGTTATTATTGCAATGGAGTTTTTAAGAGAAAAGGAAAAACACAACTTCTGATCACCGAAGTGCCTTATGGATATGATCGAGAAACGTATATTGAAATTCTTGATAAACTTGAAGAATCAGGTCACATTGTTGGATATGAAGATCTTTGTGATAAGACTGGTTTCAAATTTGAAGTAAAACTAAAGCAAAATACATCTGCAAATTGGGATGATGAAAAAATTCAATCAGTATTTAAGCTTTCAAAGCCTTTTACAGAAAATATCACCGTAATTGATCATAAAGGAAAATTAAAGGAATATAACGATGAACGTGATTTGATTCGAGATTTTTGCGATTATCGTCTTACAATTCTTCAAAAACGAATTGATGCTCGTAAATCTGAAACCGCTGAAGAATTGCGATGGTCAAAAGTAAAAATGGAATTCATTCAAGCAGTTCTTAATGATAAGATCAAATTCAAAGGATTTAAGATAAAAGAAGTAGAAGATCAAATTCTTAATCACACTTCTGCTCAAAGAAGTGACTGTGATAGGCTTCTTCGTATAAATATTATGAACTTGACTCAAGAAATGGTTGATGAACTTGAAAATGAAATTCAGCGTCTTAAAAAACTTTTAGATTGGTGGGAAAAAACTACTACAAAAGAGCAATTCTTGAATGATCTTAAAGAATTGATAGTCAATTAAATCAATTTAATTTTAGATCAAGCAATTTAATGTTTAAGCGCATAAGGAGAAAATAAGATGAAAACAATAGTTACAAAAAAAGAATATGATGAAGGTCTTCGTTATTTTATGATCAATATGTATAATCATACTGCTTTTGGATTATTAATAAGTGGATTAGTTGCTTATTATATCTATAAATTTGGTCTAATTTCTACATTTATGTCTGGTATTTTGGGATGGATTTTTATTTTTGCTCCTCTAGTTATGATTCTATTTTATAGTTTTATGGGTCAAAATTGGAATGTAAAAACAATCACATATTTTTATTATACATTTGTTACTTTATTAGGAATAAGTTTAAGTGTTGTTTTTACTTTATACACGACTTTGAGTATTGCTCAAGTATTTTTCATAGCAGCGGCAACATTTGCTTCAGCAAGCATTTATGGTTATACAACTAAAAAAGATCTTACTTCTATGAGTAACTTTCTTTTTACTGGTTTAATTGGTATTATTATAGCATTGATAGTAAATATTTTTCTTCAGTTGCCAGCAGTTATGTTTGCAATTAGTGTTATTGGTGTAATCGTTTTTATTGGTCTTATTGCTTACGATACTCAAAATGCAAAAAATATTTACTTTTCTGTAAGAGATTCTGCTGATTCTGCTAAATATGGAATTGTGTTTGCATTAAATTTATATCTTAATTTTATTAATTTGTTTCAAATGCTTCTTAATTTAATAGGCGAATTGAAAGAGAATGAATAATGGCAAAAGAACATAAACATCTTATTATTCGTGCTGAGGTGCATAAACCTCCCATCGATCCGATTTGGGCCACAAACTGGCTCACTCATCTTGTTAAAAAAATAGGAATGAAAATTTTAATGGGGCCATATGCAACATATTGTGATGTTCCGGGAAATTCTGGTCTTACTGCAGCAGTGATTATTGAAACGAGTCATATAGTAGTGCATACGTGGGTTGAAGGTGAAATAGGAGAATTACAATTTGATGTTTATACTTGTTCAAATTTAAATCCACGTGATATATTTGAAGAGTTAATACAATTTGAACCTGTAAAGATCGAATACAAATATTTGAACAGAGAAAAAGGGCTTACTGAAGTCTTTATTTAAAAATTTGTTCTCTTAAAAATGGGTTATAATATTCATATTTTTTAATGTAAATTAAGTGATCATTATGGAAAATATTGAAATGGAAAAATATGCATCTAGGACTTGTGAATATTGCGGAATTCGCAAACCACAGCCACAAATGATACATAAAAAAGTCTATGTTGAAGTTGGAAAATCTTCTTCGGATGTTTCTTTATTTACTTGGCTCGGTTTGTTATTTGGAGATAATAAAAGCATTCATTCAATTAATAGATGGATTTTTAATACAAATCAGCGAAAATATAAGAGAAAAAAGCAAATTTGGTTCTGTCATGAATGTGCAACTCGTGATAAAAAGATGAAATTTAAAAAAATCTTTTACAGTATTTTGTTTATTCTTATCATCGTGTTTGTATATTATTATTATTATTTGTTGACATTCAAATAGAATAATTATAATAGGTTTTCATAAGAGGAAGAATCATATGGAAACCTTCATCACTGTTGAACTTTCTTATCCAGATTTGGTAAAACAATTTTGCAGATTTATTTGTGAAGAGTTTAATATTTTTCCTCATCAAATAACTATTGCTCCATACGAAGTTGATGACCAAATTTATGGTCTTTGTATTGATGAAAGTGAAAATGAATTTTTGATTCTTGTGAAACAAAATAATCGTAAAATTGAAGAGATTTTTCTTACAATTGCTCACGAAATGGTTCATGTAAAACAATATTTGAAAGAAAATCTTTCTTGGTTTTTAGAAAACAGAAGTTATATTCCTTATGAAGAACGTTGGTGGGAGAAAGAAGCATTTTCTTCTTCTATTCGTCTTTTGGAAAAATTTGTAAATATTTTGAAAAAATCTTATGAATGAAATTGTAGATTAATCTACACTAATTTAAAAAAGATAAATAAAAAAGAATTTCTGATTCTTTATAAGAATTATTTTATTAAATGTAAATGATTATGAATAAACTACCATTAGCTCAGTCTGGTCAGAGCGATCCGTTTGGGGCGGATAGGTCGGGAGTTCAAATCTCTCATGGTAGACATAAGGCATCTCGTTTGTATTAATAGCAATATCAATAAGACTATTATACAAACGAGATTGCTTTAAATTCACAAATTTATGATATACAGTGAAATTTTTGAATTACTTGTTATATTTAATGTTAATTTACGTATTTAAATAAGTCTGAAAATATAAAAGTCTGTTGACACAGAATAAGAATCAGTATAATATATGATTAGATTTTTGATAATTTTAAATGTCTCTCCGAAGATCTGATTGATCGTTGAAGAGAACTTAGAAACATCATATCATGCAGGATGATGAATCCATAAGTCATGATTGTAGATGTTTCTATTTTTATATATGTGCTTTGACGCACTTATATAAAAGTAGAAATTGGATCCTTAGAACAATTGGTTAGTTCAACTTCCTCATAAGAAGCAGGTTGTAGGTTCGAGTCCTACAGGATCCACCAAAAAATTATAGAATGAAAATTACTTTTAAGTAACAGTTTAATTTTTGATTAGTTTAAGCTTTTATCAACAATATATGAAGATCTAAATGCTCAATCAAAACATTTAGATCTTAGCAGATAAGTGCACTAGAGTTAGTGTGCTTAAAGTGACGAATCGGACAAAAGATTTGATCACCTTTTGTGAACCGGTCTCCGCTTATCTGCGTTTATATTATACTTCCTATCAATAAAAACGATCATACTAAAGCATCGATCCTTTTCGTTAAGGTAAAAAAAACAAAAAGATGTTGACATCATCTAAGAATCAGTATACTGTATAAATATAAACCGCAAACGAAAGGAAATCGATCATGACTTTCAAGCAGATGGTCCGTAACCTCACTCAGAATTCAGAGCATTTTCTGAAACAGGGTGATGTTGCAAAAGCTCAAATCTGCATCGAGTTGGTTGCGTTCATCAAAGAACGCGGTTACGAAAATATTTACGGAAAGCTTGAATTTCCCTGCTCCTAATAAGAACTATATTGTAAAATTTTGGATTGCCTCAGCAATTGAGGCAATCCATTATTAATATTTGGTGTTAAAATTTTTAATATAAACAACATCAAAAATAATATTCTTAAATCAATACAATAAATCGATTTCATATAGAATATGCTTAAAAATTAATTTGTTCGTATATGCTCATGTAGCCCAACTGGAAGAGGCATTACGTTGAGGTCGTAAGTGTTGAAGGTTCGAATCCTTCCATGAGCACCAAATAGTTAATAGAAAATTTTTTGTTTCAAAATTCTTATTTTTTTAACGTATTATATTACACGTAATTAGTGTTTTTATTAATATCTTCTTGATGATAATACTATCAAGAAATACTGCATAAAAAACTGATTTAAATATAGTGTCAACTAGTTGATTTTACAAGTACCTCAAAGCACAAGATATGGGTATTATCAATCTCATGTAAAGATTGCCTCTAAGATCAACTAGTTGACAGGTGCAGACAACTGACTATTATAGTTGGTTTTGAAATATCAAATTTTTACTTTAATAAACTGTTGATACTATTTTTTTTAAATATATATTGACAATATATCGATTTGTTATTATACAAATATTATATGAGACACAGGAAGATCTTATTTTTGACTGGGAAAATCCAGGGCAAAATGGTAAGATCGAAATAACGGCGAGATGGTGGGGGCCAGTTATTTTACTAATAAAATAATAATTTGTTGTCGTCTGATTATTATAGTATTAGAAAATTAAAGGAGTGGAGGACAACATGACAAATCTAGAAGAAAACATTCAATTTTCCATTGAAAAATCTTCACGTGCAAAACGTTTAAAAAGATCTATCGCAGCAGAAATTCGTAAACACATTGCTAAACTTGCAAAATTAGCACGTCTAAGAAAACATGAAAAGGAAACCATAAAACGGCTTCAAGCTAAAAGACTTCTTAAAAGACATAAGAAACAAAAACAAAAAAAGCAATTGACATCACGTAAGAATCAATATAATATGTAAATATAAACTCAAAACAGAAGGAACTCAATCATGACGTTCAAACAGATGGTTCGCAACCTCATTCGTAACTCCGATTATTTCAAGAATCAGGGTGACGTCGAGAAATCTCAACTGTGTCTTAAAATCGCAACTTTCATTCAAGAACGTGGTTACGAAAATATCAGTGGAAGATTTAAACTTTCTGCAGATAATTTCTAAAAATAATATAAAACTTCTAAGTTATACAAAAACATAACTCAGAAATTTAGAAAATTGGTTGTCTCAAATGAGACAACCAATTTTTTATTATTTGAGGTCATTGCATACTTGTTAAGATGAAAAAAATCAAATGAACAAATATATTATTAGATCAATAAATTAAATCTTTAGTATATTTTGATAATTTTTGTTTTGGATTTTACTTTTAAAAATGTAAAAAAAAGAACTATAATATGCAACTCGTTTCAATCTTTCTGTCAACTAGTTGATCTTACATGTACTTTAAAGTATAAGATATAGGATCCATCAATCTCATGCGAAGATTGCCTCTAAAATCAACTAGTTGACGACATGATTTTTTTGATCATCATGAGGACAAACATTTTAAATATAAAATATTTTCATTATAAATAATGTTTGTTAATTCTATAAAATCTAATTATATAATTAAGCATCAAAAATATGAGGTAATAGAAATGTCTGTTAAAGTGATTACACCTAAAAGTACTGACGTTAATGAATATATTTCTTCTGTATTTGAAAATTTTGTTTATTGTGATTGGGATTATATTATTATAGGTGACAATGAAGAAGAGGTTCAAGACCTTGCTTTTAATCTTTGTTTTAATCTTTGTTTGAGTAATTATGAAATCAAGTATATTCAAGTGGGTGGTAAATTTGTTTATGAATCTATGTATGTTACGGTTTTATATAAAATCATATGAAATGTGTAAAAATTAAAACAAATACTTTAAATTACTATATAAAATATTTTATGAACAATTTGTTTTATATTTGAATAGATTGATCTGTGAAGATATAATACTACACATAAATCTACTAAATTATAAATAATTCATAAAAAGGATAATAGATGTTTTATGCTTTTATTATAGTTTGCGCGGCATTTCAAAATTTTGAAGTTAATTTATCGAGATGCATTGAATTTAGAGATATATTAGGACCATATCAAACCTTAGAACAATGTTCATTTCGCGTAAGAGAAATGATTTCATTCATTAATTCAACAGAAAATTTATCAATTGTTTCAACATTATTAAATAAACCGCCATTGATGTATTTTGAAGGTAATTGCATTGAAAATATTGATTATGAATTAAAAGTATAAATTGTAAATCAATTGGAGGTTCGTAACAGATGCACAAAAAAATATTCTTTTATATACCTATACTTATTTTAGCAAGTTTAGGTTTTATATTTATTGCTTCTAAGGTAGAAACTTATACTTATCCGGTAGTAACAAATTTAAACATAACTTCTTTAGAACCCTTAAATTATGGTTGGTCCAAAATATATATAAGAGTTACAAAACGGCGTGATTGTCCACTAGTTGGACTTAATATGTATTACAGAGCAAATTCTAATGTCATGATACCAATTCAATATCTTCTTTCAGAAGACCCCATAATTCATAGAAATGACGGTGTTCATGAATTTGGACCGGTATATGTTCAAATACCAAGTGAACACATAGATCATTTACTAATGGTTACTAGACATTCTTGTCATATTTTATTTGATAGTATATCATTTATAAGTCCTACACATTCTAATTGATATTCAAAAATAAGTAATCATTAATATAATTTTTTAGTAAAATTTTAGTGAAATAAAGTTTCACGTATTTTAATTTGTAAAAATCATTTAATTTTAAGTTTTTTCAATACATTTATAAAAAAACAAAATACTGCATATTTTAAAATTTTATTAGAAATAAAATCTTAATTGATTATGATCGATTTTTGCTTTTTTCTTTATAAGATTTTATTATAGTAGAAAAAGAAAATGATTAATGATTTAGAATGGTCATTTGTTGACTTTTAATAAATATAATTGAAATTCAATCTTCATAAAAATTGATCACAAACATTGGAGCGCACTCTTATGTTTACAAATGAATATAAATTTAATGAAACAATCACAACAATCATGGATGAAACCGCGCAACATGAAGATGTGCATCTTATTATTACAGACGATGAAGTAATAATACGACAATGGGATAATGATCAAGAAAAATATAAAATTGTTTGTATGAATCATAAAATGTTTTTTGAATTACAAGAATCACTAAAAAAACCAGAAGGTATGTATTACTTGCATATTACAAATAAGAATAATTTGTCAAAGAAGAATGTTTCAATTCGTAAAAGGATTTAATCATATTACTTATCAACATAATGATACTATATTAAGGAGATTATAAATGGAAATGGATAAAGAAACACTAATTGATCATCTTAAAAAAGTACTCGCTACTGCTTTTTCACTTTATTTGAAAGCACATAACTATCACTGGAATGTAACTGGCCCAAATTTTGGCGAATATCATAAATTCTTTTCTGATTATTATAAAGCAGTTCATGAATCAATAGATCTGTATGCAGAACATATTCGAATATTAGGTTCTTTTACTCCAGGTTCATTAAAAAGGTTTTCAGAACTTACTCTGATATCTGATGAAGTAGGTATTCCAAGTCCAAAATTTATGTTTGTTCGTCTTGCTTCTGATAATTTACTTTTTCTTAATGAATTGCGCTCATTAGCAAAATTAGCTGATGAAATGAATGAAAGAGGTTTATTAGCGACTCTTGATGCACAAATTCAATTTCATGAAAAAATGCAATGGATGATTACTGCTTACACGGAGTAAATATAACATAATAATCAAAATTTTTCTCTATTAACACCAGTATAAAGAAAATCAAACAATATAATCTTTAAAACTAAGAAAGCCCTTGTAGCTCAGTAGGTAGAGCAACTCACTTGTAATGAAAAGGTCGGCGGTTCGATTCCTTTCGGGGCATTAAATAATTCAAAGAAGTCGTACGTTCTAAGTTGGAACAGAGGACTGTAACTTCATAGAAAAAACCTTGCTAGGTTCAATTTTTTTTAGACAACTCAACAAAATTCTTGTTGACATGATCATAGAATCAATATAAATAAAAAATATCAAAACAAACCGCTCTTTGACAATTCAATTTCAGCCGGTTGTGGAAGCAGTTAATGTAGTCCACGTAAAGTCAAAACGAAACAGTTTAAGTGTTTCATCGGTATCCACTTAAAAGGGTATCAATGAATACTTACTGTGGAAACTGGAAAAGTCCGGCGTTTTCAAAACAAATCGTTTTTCTTTGACAATTCAATTTCAGCCGGTTGTGGAAGCAGTTAATGTAGTCCACGTAAAGTCAAAACGAAACAGTTTAAGTGTTTCATCGGTATCCACTTAAAAGGGTATCAATGAATACTTACTGTGGAAACTGGAAAAGTCCGGCGTTTTCAAAACAAATCGTTTTTCTTTGACAATTCAAAGCAATAATGCCCTTGTAGCTCAGTAGGTAGAGCAACTCACTTGTAATGAGAAGGTCGGCGGTTCGATTCCGTTCGGGGGCACCAAAATATTTTTAATGATAAAATAATATAATTATCATGATGTAATATTGATTTTTTGAAGTCCTAAATCTTAAGATGGACTTATAAATCTTCAAACAAAATTTCAGTTATATTTTTAGACCATTATTTTCTATTTACATCATAAATTAGGTATATAAATATTTAAAAGATCAATGGAATTACTTTAAGTAAAAGAATGGCGGATTGTTATCCTTCAATTGTTGTCTCGATGATAAACTATCGTTTAAATAAAAATAACATGGTAACATAATGTTTACACAAAAACAAATAGAAGATCTAGTAGATTTGTTGTGTACATTAAATAGTAATACTAAAATTTATATAGGAACCGACTCTGTTCGTTTTAATAAAAATGGTCGTTGGTATGCAAAATATGCTACTGTTTGTGTGGTGCATATGAATGGCAAAAATGGCTGTCGAGTATTTAAACATTATTCAATAGAGCCAGATTTTGATCTAAAAAAGAACAGACCGTCAATAAGATTAATGAATGAAGTAGCAAAATCTTGTGAATTGTATATTCAATTGGCTCCATTTATAGATGAATTCGATTGTTCTATTCACTTAGATGTAAATACTGATACAAAATATGGTTCTAGTTGTGTTGCTTTACAAGCTGCCGGTTACGTACTAGGAGCTACAGGATTGAGTGAAGATAAAATAAAGCTGAAACCAAATGCTTGGTGTGCTAGTTTCGGTGCAGATTATTTTGCAAATAATTCAATTCAATGAAATTTAATAATCTTACTATAATTGCAAAAATGAAAAATATCTTATATTTAATTATTGCAATAAATTTATTAACTTCATGTACAGTTTCTCATAATAGTAATACACAATATTATAACCAAGCTATTGTAACAAATATTACTCCAATATATATTAACACTCGTACTGGTAGATATTATGAAACTAGATGTCAAAATATTTATGTTAATAATCCACCTACCTCCACCGATATATTTACTGGAATGGTAATTGGTGGAATTGCAGGAAATGCTATTGGTAGAAATGATAGATCTACAACAATTGGAGCAATTTTAGGAGGTCTTATTGCTTCTAATAGAAATCGTCAACAAATAGTTGGAACAAGATGTCATGATATTTTTATTAATGAAAGACCTCTTTTTTCTCATTACAGAATTGAATATGTAATAGATGGCAAGTATTACTTTTATGATACACAAGAGTATTATAGTCCTGGAACAATAATTTATATTCAACACTTACCGTAAAATATCTTTTTATATTAAAAAGGAGAATCTTATGAAAAAAATTATGTCTACTCTACTTTTTGTGTTTATGTCAACTTCAGCGCTTGCAGAAAATTTTGAAGCAAATGAATTTATTACTACAGCACGTTCTGGTGCTTTTGAATTTTCTATTGAAACTATAGATGGAGAAATAACTGCTTTTAAAACTGGTGCTACAGTTTTTGAATATACATTTGGAAGTTTTGATGCATATTTGTATTCGTCACTTACTTATGGTCGTTTTACTGATACTTTAAATTTAACTTTTGAATATAATCTTAAGACTGAAATTGATTCACGATGGATACTTTATGGCACAACGGCTATTTCATATGTAACACCAACAATTTCACTTAGTAATGGTGATGTTTTCTTTATACCTACTATTGGAATTTCTTATGCTTTAAATGATAATTTTGATGTTTTTGGAGATATCACATATTCATGGAATGTTTCAAACGATTGGAATTATCAAGATGGATTGATCGAAATAGGTATAGATTATGCACTTAATGATAGAGTATCAATTACTCCAAGCATCATAAGAACATTTAATACCTCTATGGATACTACTAATTTCAGATTTGAAGTTGGCTTTAATTTTTAAGTACTGTTTTAGCAGTTATATTAATCAAATAGTATTTGCAATAAATTAAATGATTTTCTTATGTTTTAGTAAAAAATAGGTAAAAATTCAAATTTCATTAGTTTTTTCCATATAAATAATATCATAGCGATGATATTCGCCGAATACGCTGTGGACTCGGTTTCGAAACCGACACCTCCACCATAGATACGATATAAGAACTTTATTTTGATTTATTGTATCTATGATGGGGGTGAAATGGGGATCGACAAGCGGGCTAGGTAGAATGGAGCTATCCGGCGCAAGCTCGGTTAACGCAAGAAAACAATAAATGCAAACGACAACTTTGCTATTGAGGATCGTTTAGCAGCTTAAATCCTCTTGGGTTGGCAACTTACCTAGAAACAGAAAAGTTGCATTTATATAAATTTAGTTTTAATAATAGAAAAATTTTATTTTTATCAAAAAAATTGATATTAGAACACATTAGTTAAATACTGTTTATGTCATGGATAATTTAAAAGAGCTAACAAAAGAAGAACATACAAACGCAGAACGTTCTTTATTTGTAAAAAATCTTATAAAAAAAAGAATTACACCATATCAATATTATGTTTATCTGATCAATCAATTGATAATGTACTCTGCACTTGAAACTGCAGCTTCAAAACTTGGTGTATTTCAAGATATTGAAGAAATCAAAAGAGAAAAAAAGATAGCTCAAGATATTTATGAATTAGAAAAAACTTATGATTTTTCTTTAATTGATCCTTTAAAAACTACATTAAAGTATTCTCAATATATCAATTCAATAAAAGAAGATAAAGATAAATTACTTGCTCACATTTATGTGAGGCACATGGGAGATTTGTCTGGTGGTCAAATCATTAAAAGATTTGTTCCTGGTTCAGGTGAATATTATAATTTTTCTGTTGATACAAAAGAACTTAAAGAAAAACTTCGAACAAAATTACATGACGGAATGGCGGAAGAAGCAAAATTATGCTTTAAGATGATAAATGATTTTATGAAAGAATTGGAGAAATATCTTGATATGGAATCATCTGATTGATTTATCTAAAAGAATAGAACTTCTTTTTGAAGAACATTTAAATCAATATTCTATAGAAGAATCTATAGATTTTGAAGGATGGAAAGATCTCTTTTGGAAATCAGACCATATTCGGAAATGTCATATGAAAATCATTGATAGAAGAAATTCTCAAAAACTTTGGCTCATGCATATAAATATATTTCCAAAAGAAACTTCAAATATTCCGATATTAGGATTTGACATAATTTCTGGAAAAAATAAGATCACTGGTTCTTTCTTTGATTTTTCTCCTGTATGTGATCATCATGAATATCATGATCATTTTGCAAATGTTGTAAAAAATCTTTCTTGGAATAAGAAAAGAGAATTACCAGATTGGGCCAAATCAATATTTTCAAGTAATATAATTGCGGTTGGAAATATAAAAGATGAATTTGAAATAAATCAGCTTCTTGAAATTTGTTTTAACTTAATAAAGTTCTATATTACAAATATCAGAAAATTTGAAGTTGATATTGGTAATTTTAAAGAGCAACAAAATTTCTATTGTAAACAACAAAAACTTAATCCACATTTACATAGATCTATTTTAGCAATGGGAATATCAGAAAAAGAAAAAAACAGATATATAGAAAAAATTCTTTTTGAAGAAATTTAAAAATATAAAATTATGTATAAAATGTTACAAAAATTTTTATTGACAATTATACATATTATGATATAACAATTAATTAGGAGCATTAATATGTTAATAAAAACGATGATAAAAGAATCAAATGGAGCTTCACTAAAAGCTCTAATACATAAAAAAGAAAATAATGAATATATTGTCGAATATTTTGTTAATAATGTGATGAGCATATCTAAATCTTTTAATAATGTTTCAATTTATGAAATTGAATCAAATATTAATAATTGGTTTAACTCGATTATTTTACTGAATGAATAAAAATAAAAGTAATGATTAGAACTTTAACAGCCGAAAAAATACATTTTGCTATTGCTCATAAATTAGCAAAAGGTGCATCTTATATAGATGCTCTTATAGATTATTCAAAAGAAAATAATATAGAAATTGAAACGATAGCAGAAATTGTTAAAAAATATCCTTTAATAAAAGAAAAAATTCGTTCTGAAGCAATTAGTCTTAAATTAATAAAGAAAGAAGAATCGGATGTTACTCAATTCTTCGACTAAAGAAGGATATAAACATTACATAGATTACTTAGCACTTAAAAAACATTTTGAAACTGATGATTACGATTATCATAAATATAATGGAAAAATAAAAGCTTCTATTGAAGCGTTTAGAAGTAGACCTGATTCATTTTTTTTCCAGAAGCTTTCAAGACAGACAAATCCTCATGAAAGATTACTTGCAAATATAGTTGAAAACCCCAAAATTTGGATAAGAGATATTGTTGATGATCAAGGTAACCAAGTTTATTTGAATTGGAAAAAAAGAATTGAAGCTATTTCTTATAATTTTACACAAGATCTTAATAAATTAAATGAAAATTATAAATCAAACTTTATTGTTAACAAAGGTCAACATCCTTATTTGATGACATTGTTTTTAAAAAAAGAAATTTCGCTTGAAACAGCATCAATTCTTTTCAATATTTCAAAAGTTGCTGATTATTGGTGTGATGAAATAATTGACAAATATATAGCAAGAGATATAATAAGATTATTGAAGAAGTACTATCCATTTCTTCAAATTGAACAAAATAAGTTTATTAAAATAATAAAGGATAGATTTTTTACAAATAATTAGTTTTTAAGTAATTGTTATATTTAGTATATACATATTTACATAATATACATACATTTTATATACAAGGAGATAATAAATGGTAGACTTTGCATCTTTTAAGAAAAATCGTTCTCAAATGTTTGAAAAGCTTAATGCTCATTTATCACAAATTAATTCTAAAAATTATATAGATGAAGAAGAAAATAAAAAATATTGGAAACCTACTCGTGACAAATCAGGTAATGGTTTTGCAATTATTCGATTTCTTCCAGCTCCTCCAGGAGAAGATATGCCATTTGTTCGTTTGTGGTATCACGGTTTTCAGGGTCCGACTGGACTTTGGTATATTCAAAATTCACTTACAACCATAGGTAAACCAGATCCAGTATATGAACTAAACGCAAAACTTTTTAATTCATCTAACGATAATAATTCGCCAGAAAGAAATCAAGCAAGAGCACAAAGGCGCAAACTTCATTATATATCAAATATTTATGTAATTAAGGATCCAGGTAATCCAGAAAATGAAGGTAAAGTTTTCTTATTCAAATATGGTAAAAAGATTTTCGATAAAGTGAATGACTTGATGAATCCTTCTTTTGAAGATGAAAAAAAAGTGAATCCATTTGATTTTTGGGAAGGTGCAAATTTTAGATTGAAAATACGTCAAGTTGATGGCTATGTAAATTATGATAAATCTGAGTTTGATGCTCCGGGGCCTTTACTTGATGATGATAAAGAATTAGAAAGGATTTGGAGACAAGAATATTCTCTTCAAGAAATTATACATCCCAAAAACTTTAAATCTTATGAAGAATTGAAAGCATTACTTCATAGAGTTTTGGGTTTGACACCAGAAACATCAAATAGAACAAATATTAGATCATCTGCTGTAGTAGATGATATTGATGATGATGATTTAGATATGAGCACTCTTGCCAAATCTAATAACATGCAAAAAATAAAAGAACAACCAAGGATTCCGGTGTCACCCGTTGATGATATTGATGATGAAGAAGATCCCGATCTTGAGCTTTTCAAGCAATTAGCAAAAAAGGCTAAATAAATTAGCCTTTTTACTTTTTTTTAACTGAAGGATTTTTTACATGAAAAACACAGAACACTTAGAAGACTTCGATTTTGGTTTTAATTTTGTCGAACATAATTACGAAGAAGTTAAAGAAATGAAGGATAGTCTTATAAAAGA